GGCAGTGCGAGTGCACTGCCGGCAATATTCCCACCCCTTTATTGAGGTTCCCCACAAGGAGTCAGCATTTATGTCACGCACCCGAACAAGTCTAGCACATGGTGTGCAACGTTTTGGCCGTTATATGAACGGGAATTTATTGGACGAAGTGTCCTATATTTCCGATCAGTTTAATGGCACTTACGAAACTTACCAGTGTGACGACCATTCGCGGTGGCAGACAATTACCGACGACCCCGACACGAGCAACCGAGGTTTCAAGGATGTCTACCATTCCAAGTCAACTGCCATAGGGTTGGATCTCGATCATGACTTTAAATTAGGTTATGATAGTGAGACACCCACCTTTATGTGCAAGCCAATTGGACAAAGTAGGCGGATCTGGAACCTGGTTCCGAACGCAACGTTCGATGCTCCTGATTGGGGGTCGCTTATCGGTAGTCTCGCTGACGGACTGAGCGGCTCTGTCGATACTGGTTGTCTTGCCTTAGTTACCCTAAAGGAACTAGGTGCGACGATCAAGATGGTACGAAACCCGTTCAATATACTCAAAGATGATTGGCGCCCGCTTGCAGCTCTGCAATCGGGTTATCAGCTTGCAAAAGCTGGAGCCAACATCTTTCTGGAGGGCATGTATGGATGGAAATCAGCCTACGCCGATGTTTGCAATTTTGCAAAAGCATACGGCGAGATTGTTAAGCTATCCAATGTCCAAACTGAGTATAACCCTCGTCTTTCCTTCTCCCAGAAGGTGAAGATGACGTGGGCCAATGATGGTATTGCATACCGCCACGGTACTGCAAGTGATTGGGCCTGGCGCACTGCCAGCGTCCGAACTCCTGCTGACAAGGATCGCCTTGATCCTATGCAGAAGTTGAAAATCACAGGAGACCGGGTCTATCGCATCGGTTGTAGGCAAAACATGCAACTGGTTCATAGATTATCCAAGTTCCACCGTATAATGAATATACTGGGCTTGGACATGGGATCCTTACCGGCTACCATTTGGGAAGCCATCCCGTATTCGTTCGTCGTTGATTGGTTCATCAACTGGCAAGCGTTACTCGGATGGTCCAAACAAGGCCGACTCATGCAGGACGATGTTTACAATCTTGGTACGTCTATCACGACTACCATGAATGTAAAGACCTGGGAAATCTTTCGCTGCGATAAATCCATGACCCAGATGGTTTCTGGGCCGTGGGCAGGAAAGACCCCTTCCACGTCGGTTGGATACCCTATAATAAGGGGTCAAACCGATTGGCACATTTATGAACGTGCGCGTGGTGTTCCTTTCATGGGTACGATCATTGACAAATTTATCAATGTGAACCTCAATCCCTCGCAGTTAGCTTCTGGCATCGCTCTCGCGGTACAGAGGCTAGTCCGCTGAACCAATTTCATCTTACCGTAGAAGGAGGCCCTGTTATGGCTTCAAGTTCTATCTCTCCTTATCGCAACAACGCGAACACCGAGAGCTTTGCTCTCGTCAGCTCAGACACCGATGGCTGCACCTTTAAGGTCGCCGGGCGTGCCTTGGCCAACCCTTATGTTTTCAGTGTGAAGCGGAAAGTTACCGCCCCCACTGCAAAGGGAAACGACCACGTTGTTGTGCGTGTGGCTCGTACTGAGTCCAACGCCGAAACCGGTATTCCGGCAACGGCGCAGGTATTGCTTGACATAAGCATACCAAAGGATCAGACGATTCTCACAGCGACGATTTTGAAAGAGCTTTGCTCGATCATTTCGTCCTATCTCAATGAAGAGACAGCGATGGAAGCTACTACAGCCAACATCACTACTCTTATTGAAGGCATGGACCCGTAATGGCCATGCCAAAATGGGTTGCTCTCTTCCCAAAGGGGAAGAGGGCCTATGTTGTTATCGCACTTGCGGTTGCAACATATGTTGCGCCCAAGATTGTGAATCATGTTGTGGACATTCAGATGAAAATCACCTGGTGTCCGATTCATTCTCAAGGGTCAACTACCCAGAGGAATGATAGTCTTGTTCAACCTTAACAGGCCGGAGGCACAGTATGGAAACATACAATACCTTAATTCTATCCTTCTACAGAGCACTCAAAGAAGACGTTCAGTCTTTGCTCCCCGAATCTGATCTTGAAGAAGATTGGAAGATCCTCCTCGATGAATTCACATCATATGAGGGTGTGCAGCACTTGTGTCGTCTCGGTAAGGAAATGGAGATATGTCTAATAACTGATAAGTTATTGGATGTACCATCCGAGTTTCCTCGACACGAAGGATCAAACCTGCCAGAGCTCTTCTATGAGCTCTTCCAGACCATTTTTCATGAGTCTGGACTGCGTCGGTATACCTCAAACTCTGTGGGCGCAAAAGTGGCTTCCGCCACCGTCCTAGTATTGAGGCAAATCCTGTTAGCCTTTTCAAAGCTTGAGGATGTCTTACCGAATACAGACCCAGAATCCGAGATACGTAGTTTTATATCTCGAATTCAAACCGCGGGTCTGTCAGCATTTCCTCCCAGTGACAACCAAGTAATACAGGTTGCACATTGTCTGCTTTCCCAATACTTTGGGGAGTGGAACAGGGGGGAATTTCTGCTGGGAGCGGACTTCCAACAATGGGAAGATAACCCATTTGGTCGTCACGGTCCTGGAGCAGTTGCAGGTCGCGAACGAGGAGTCAGTAAGTACCAGTTCTCACACATCTCCGGTATTCCTGAGGATATATACTTTATAGACTCAGAAACCGGCCCGATGCGACTGCGCGGAGTAGTAAATGCGCAGTCACGAGCGTGCTTAGTCCCCAAAGATTTTCGGGGTCGCAGAATCATCTGCATAGAGCCTAAAGAGCTTATGTTTGCTCAACAGGGCCTTATGCAAGTAATGTTTCAGCGAGCACATAGCTGGCATGTAACTAGAAGATCCATAAATTTCTTGGATCAGAGAGCATCACAAATAATGTGCCGTCAATCTAGGTATTCAACCATAGATCTGAAGGATGCATCAGATAGTGTCTCTCTAGACCTTCTCCGGCAAATTTTGCCCAGAAGGGTTTTCAAGTTACTGACACGGTATCGTTCACGAAGTATTGAGACGCCCGTTGGTGTAGTTGATAACTACTCAACAGCCTTCACGATGGGAAATGCGTTATGCTTTCCCGTGGAGACAATTGTATTTTGGGCGCTCTCCTTGGCCGCGATTATCGTGTGTGAGTCGCATGGGTCTATGGACGCCATGCTCACAACACATGATATGCTTGCCGATTCGCAACATGCGAATTGGCGCCGGTTTCGCCTTCGTGTTTTTGGTGACGACATCATAGTGCCTTCCCGGTTCTATGATGAGGTTTGCCGTGTTCTTACTGTGTTTGGAATGAAAGTGAATACCTCAAAGTCCTGTCACAAGACTCCCGTCAGGGAGGCGTGCGGGGCATATTGGTATGCGGGCTATGATGTCCGCGTTGTTCGCTTTCGGACCTCCAAAGGCAAGAACCACCGGTCGTGGATTTCATGGGCTGATAACGCCCGTGCGTTACTTAGTGATGGCTTTCATAAAGCTTCCCTGAGTATCTGTGAGCATATGTCACATATTGCTCCGGTGCCGTATGGATGCCTTGGCCTACCCGGCCAACGGGATCTCGACGCCAGTTTGTACCGCTACAATCCTTCTTTGCAACGGGTTGAAGTGCGTATTCCTACCCTTGTAGGACCACGATTGCGTAACCTCCCCGGGGGTATAGGGTTATATTCCTATTTCACCGGATCTGCTACGAAAGCCCTCACCCACGGGGGCGCGTCTTCACGCGTAAAGTGGGTATGGACTGGTCTCTATTAAGGGATCAGGGGGGACATCTTTGATGCGAGCTTGCTCGGCGG